TGGGCGCGAAACGGCGCTAACTCTTGACGACCTAGAAAAAGAGTTACGCAAGGTTTCTTATCTTAAATCGCTTATTCGTGCCAGCAACGCTAACGGCGCAGGCTCCCCAGGCGGGCAAGGTGGCGGTAACAACAAGCTCAAGACTCGCGCCCAAGTTGACGCAATGAACCCCGGTGATCAGTCCGACTATTTTAAATCCGTCAAAGATTCGCGAGAAAAATACGCTGACTAATTGACATGTTATAAAATAACGTTTAACCTTTGTTTTAAGTGGCAGTAAATCCGTGATTTATCGCCCCAAGTCCGTGACTTGCAATGATGATTTTCCTATCTTTGCCAAGCGCGGACTTTTTCTTTATGCCTTGGCTAAAAATTAAATTTTTATGCCGAGGTTTACAAAATGGCTAACACCCTTACCGACTTATTGCCCGATGCCTATGCCGCTGTAGACCAAGTGTCACGCGAGCTTACCGGCCTAATTCCTTCCGTTATGATGGACGCACGATTTGACCGAGCACCTACCGGCCAATCTGTTCGCGTTCCTATTGTTCCTGAAAACACTGCTGGTTTTGATATCGCCCCAGCAATGTCTATCCCTGCTGCTGCTGACCAAACTATTGGTAACGTTGAGGTTGTGATTAACAAATCTCGCGGCTATCCATTTAGCTGGAGCGGTAAAGAACAAGGCCAAATGAACGCAGGCCCAGGTTATAACAACCTTCGCGTCAATCAAATCGCTCAAGCAATCCGCAAGCTTGTAAACGAAATGGAGGCCGACTTAGCAGCTTTGCATGTTGGTTTTTCTCGCGCTTACGGCACCGCTGGCAACACTCCTTTTTCTACCACTGGTGACTACACCGATGCTACCGAAGTATTGCGCGTACTGAAAGACAACGGCGCGCCACCAACATTCGATAACAGCTTGGTGTTGAATACTCGCGCAGGCGCAAAATTCCTTGGCAAGCAAGCAGCATCTGCAACCGAATTCACCGACACAATTTTGCGCCAAGGTGTTTTTGAAACTGTTTCTGGAATGGACATTCGCGAATCAGCTCAAATCGTTACATTCACCAAAGGTACTGGCGCATCCGCCACTACCAACAACGCTGGATATGCCGTTGGCGCTACCGTGATCACTCTGGCTTCTGCGGGCACTGGTACAATCTTGACCGGCGATGTTATCGCTATTTCTGGCGATAGTGAAAAATATGTTGTCGTGTCTGGCGATTCAAGCGTTGCTGACGGCGGAACTATTACTATTGCAGCTCCAGGCTTGCGCCAAGCAATTCCTGCTGCGGCTACGAACATCACTCTGTCTGCGAATAGCGCTCGCAATATGGCGTTTAACCGTAACGCTATCGTGCTGGCAACTCGCTTACCTGAGCGTCCAGAAGAGGGCGACTTGGCTCTTGATGTTCGTACTATTGTTGATCCTCGTACCGGTATGTCATTCGAGCTTGCAATCTATCCTGGCAACCGTATGGTTCGCTATGAAATTTCTGCTGCTTGGGGTGTGAAGCTGATCAAGCCAGAGTGGACTGCTCTATTGCTCGGCTAATCCAAATAGGCGCGGTCACCAAGACGCGCCATTAATTCACTGACAGCGAGAATTTGAAAATGGAAACAGTATTAGTAAAAGGTTGGGCGGCTGACAGCAGCCATGATGGTGGCGTGCTAATTAATAAGTCTGATTTTGATCCAGAAGTGCATGAGCTTTTCCATAAGCCCGTGATAATGGCAAAAGTTGAAACTGATTTTCTTAGCCGATCAGTATCTAAAATTGTTGAAGATTTTCCAGCGGTTACCGATGAAGAATTGGCTGCATATCTGGAAACTGAAAAAGCTGATGCAAAACCACGCGCTGGTTTGATCGATTCTATCGAGAAAGAATTAGCTTCGCGTGAAACCGCTCGTGTAGAAGCTGAAAAGGCTGCTGCTGACTTGCTGTTGGCTGCTGGAGCTGCCGAATAATGACCCTAATTGTCGAGACTGGCGCATTAGTAACCGGGGCAAATACTTTTGTATCACGCCCCGATTACATTGCCTATGCGCTAAGTCTTGGCATTGTTGTAGCTGATGACGCTGCTGCTGATGTTCAGTTGATTAAAGCCGCTCAGTTCATTGGTCAGCACGAAGCGAATTTGAAAGGTACACGGGTTACCCGGGATCAAGCGCTAAGCTTCCCGCGTTATGGCGTTGAGATTGATGGCTGGTCATGGTCTAGCACCGAGATACCAAGAAACGTGATTTTGTGCCAATTGCAAACTGCGCTTGATATTAAAGCGGGTTTCGATCCATGGAACCCAAGCACAAACCCAAATTTAGTTAAAAAGCGCGCACGTGTTGAAGGCGCCGTAGATGTTACTTACGCCGTGAGTGACAGCACAGGCCAAAAACTCAGCCGCACAAGTACCGCTGATGCACTACTCAACAGCCTGCTAAACCGTAGCGGACTTTTCAGTATTCCATTAGTTCGCGCATAGGAATTTATTTATGGCACAGACAGCAATTTTAGGTGAGCCAATTACGTGGGCATCTAGTGGTATTAGCGACACGCTGGACTGCTACACCTACGACTTAAACCACTTTGGCGGTTATCAGTTGGACGCTAACGGCTTCGATGCGGAAGACGCAACGATTACCGTTCATACGCGATCCGGTGCCGAAAAGATTTTAGGATTGACTGGAACACCGGGTGAAGTTGGCTTGTTTGGTGATGGTGCAGCGATCAGCCGTATTGTGATTAGCGGCATTGCAGCGGGCTCATATCCGCTAACCATTAGCAAGGCGCGTTAATGAGCGCGTTTTACGATGACATGGCGCAGGTTGCACTTGACCTGCTTGCTGAGTTTGGCGCACCAATTACGTTTACGCGCGTTACTGGGGAAGTTAAAAATCCGTCAACTGGCGCGATCATCACCCCTGGCACAACTGCAACATTCTCACCGAATGGCGTGATTGTGCCGATTAAAGCAAATCTGATTGACGGGACAAGAATTAAAGCGGGCGACAAGGTTTGCATTATCGATGGAAGTTTTGAGCCTGCAATGACTGACAAAATAGCGGGCTGGTCGAGTCAGGAAATTGAATCTAAAAAGCCTACTGACAAATTGCTGGTTTCATTTGTGCGGATTAGAAAATGAGTTTCGGCAACGATGTTGCGCGCATTGCGGCTCAAGCAATGCTAACGATTGATCAAGTACAGCGCGGCATCACGATTGATGTTTTTAATTCGGTCATTGATAACACTCGCGTAAAGAGTGGCAGAGCTAAAGGCAACTGGCAAACAACCGTAACAACGCCAGCAAGTGGTGATCTTGAAACAACCGACAAAACTGGTAGCGCAACAAAGGCAGCCATGGTGTCAGCGATAAAACCAAAGTCGCTAATGATCATCACCAACAACCTGCCATACATCGGCAAGCTGGAAGAATTAGACGGCATGGTCGGCAAAACAATTGCGCGTATTGGCCGAATTATTAGAGAGCGTGCAAGAGGATGACAGCGAAACTTGAGCAGGCTTTGGTTAAGAAGTTTATTGATAGCAGTTTTGGATTGCCGATAGCGTATGAAAACAAAAGCTATGACCCATTGTCGCAGCCGGCATATGCAGAAGTCACAAGCTTTATTAATGACGAAACAGCTTTTTCATTAAAGCACAAAGATCAAACAGATGGATTTTTTCAGGTTATTTTGCGCTATCCACCCGATGAATATTCGTGGGATGCAAAAAATAAAGCTGATGAAATTAGAGCCGCTTTTAAAATAGGCTTGCGACTAACGAATGACGGGCAGCAACTTACAGTAACTCGCCGCGATGCAACAAAAGGCGAAAACGTAGATGGCTGGTACAAAATAGTTTTACGAATTTATTTCACTGCGGTTCTGCCGCGCAACTTGTAACAAAGAGGTTATATATCATGGCACAAACAGATCTCGCGGTCGGAACGTACTTAAAAACTTGCTTAGGCGAGCCTACTACTTTTGACGTAGCTGGTTACCAGGCGCTTACTTGGCTTGAAGTCGATGACGTTGTAAATATTGGCGCCGGCGGCGGTAGTGCTGACACCCAAGAGTACACGCCATTAAAATCAGGCACCAAAGTAAAACGTGCAGGCGCAATTTCCTACACTGATCGCGCAATTCAAATGGGCAATCACACCGGCTCGGATACCACTCAGCAATTGTTGAAAGCTGGCTTTGATGGCGTTCACAAGGGCAAAGTATTCTCTTGGGCTATTCACTTTGTTGACGGCACAATTCACTACTTTACTGCAACCATTACCTCATTCGCGGATGAGCAACTGGAAGCGAACACTTTCATGTTTGCAAACGTAACTGTTGCGCCTACTACCCCAATCGTAGTGCGTGCTGGTACTGATTTGTGGACTCTTACCTACACCGCAAACGCTAACGGTTCTATCGTTGGTGATGCTGTGCAAGTGGTTGAAGATGGCGAGGACGGTGTTGCGGTTTATGCTGCTCCTGCCGCTCTATATGAGTTCGTTTCTTGGTCTGATGCGTCGACTGAAAACCCACGCACCGATACCAACGTAACTGCAAATATTACTGTATCAGCAACGTTTGCATTAGCGTAACCGAGTCGCAAGACCGTCACGCACTTGGCCCTGTCAGCGGGTGCGTGACGTTAATTTTTACTGACAGCATTTATTAACCACTCTCTACTATCTGACAGGTGACTTATGGATTTTTCTACTCGCGATGTTTCCGTGCTTTCTAAGCAAGGCGTAACGTTTGATATTTTGGATATTGCCGAAGGCAACATTGGAAACCCAACTGGCGCACAGGCTAAATTGCATGGCCCAGAATCCGCCGAATTCGCAAAAGCCAATGAAGAATTTGAAAAGCAGTTAGGCGTTCTTCATGGCATGAAAAAAGCCGACAAAAAAGCAGTTCAAACTCTCGGTATTAAGCGCTTAGCCGCTTGCACAATCGAGTTAATCAATTGCTCTGTTGGCGACAAAGAATACACCACCGACAAAAAAGATATTGAATCGTTCTACTCAATGTTTCCGTTCGTTTTCGATCAAATGGAAAAACATTTGGTGAGCCGTTCTGATTTTTTGCCGAAAGCCGCCGAAGCTACGAACGATATGTAAGGCATGACGTTTGGCTGAGCGCGGTACCGAAAAAGAAAACAACTAGCGGCAAAGAGATAGACATTGGGATACCTCGGCGCCGCGACCCTAACCTTATGTATGCTTACAGGCAATTGCCGCCGATTGTGGGCGATTTCACTTGTATCAACGCATTTGAGGCAATGGGCAGAGCAAAGATTGGCGGCATGTCGTTAGTGCCGCTTGATCCACAGCACATTGAATCATGGATGAGAATTACCGGGCGATATTTGAATGGGTGGGAATGTGAAACGGTTCTAATGCTGAGCGATGCGTATTGTCATCAAGCGCGAATCTCTACAGAAGAAAATTGCGCATCACCATATCAGCCAGAGATTGACCCGCGCGAACACGCAAAACAAATGCGCAAAAAGTTACTCGCAAACGATATCAAGAAACCAACCGCAAAGAGATAGAGAGTTATGGCAGATTTTACGGCTTATTTGCGGTTGGCGGTTGATTCTAGAGATGCGCGTACTGCTGTCACGGATTTAAATCGAGTAACGCAAGCCAGCCGTAATACTGAGCGAGCAACTGAAAGCCTTGGGCGAACTGCAACAGGCTCTTTTAGCAAATTAAATACTGCTATCGGTTCGGTTGCTGTTGCGCTAGCTACAAATAAAATAATTGAATATTCTGACGCATGGACAAGTGTTAATAATGTTCTAAAGCAGGTTACCGATTCAGAAAATGAATTGCTTGTGACCAGAAGTAAAACACTTCAATTGTCAAAGGACACGTTTTCTTCGCTTGAAGGAACGGCACGTCTTTACGCTGAAATAACCAGATCCGTTTCTGCGCTTGGCGTTTCTGAAGATCGAGTAATCGGCGTAACAAAAACAATCAATAATTTATTTTTGGCTGGCGGTAAATCTGCAAAAGATGCCGCTGGCGCAATCACTCAGCTCAATCAAGGCTTTGCTTCTGGCGTACTACGCGGCGATGAATTTAACTCGGTAGCAGAGGGCGCTCCACGCATTCTTGACGCTCTTGCGCAGAGTCTTAAAATTTCACGCGGTGAACTAAGAGACTTTGCCGCAACGGGCGGAATTACGTCTGAAATACTTGTAACTGCATTGGAGAGTTATTCATCAACCGCGCAAAAAATGGTTGACACAACAACCAGAACATTTGCGCAAAATTCAGAGCTTGCAAAAACACTGGCAGTTGAGTTTGTCGGTACATCCGAGTCGCTCGCTAGTGCATCCGCATTGGCAGGACAGTCTTTATTAATTATTGCAAATAATCTTAATCTAGTTAGCGATGCAGCTTTGATATTTTCGGTAGTAGTTGGTGCTAAAGTTGTGTCAGCTTTGGCCGCCAAGACTACTGCAACGATTGCTTCTATTGCGGCCACTAATGCGCAGATAGCAGTTGAGAATAGCGCGGCTGTTGGCGCTCAACGCAGGGCTGTTGTTGAGCAGGAGGCAGCCGCCGCATCCCTGGCAAAAGCTCGTGCAGATAGTGTTGCCGCTACCGCTGCCGTCAATGCTGCAAGGGCGAATGGAACCACAACACAATCAATAGCCGCGCTAATAATTGCTCAAAATGAGCAGGCAATTACGCAAGCAAGGCTAACTGGGTCAATACTTTCCTACACCACCGCGACCACCGCAGCCAATGCAGCCAATGCACGACTAGCGGCATCTACAACCGCTATGGCTAGTATTGGTGCTGGCGCAACCGCAATACGGGGACTATCAAGTGCGCTCGCACTAATTGGTGGCCCAGTTGGCCTAGCGGTTATTGCTGCCGCTGGTATTGCCTACTTCGCGCTGTCTGCAAACGATGCAGAGAAGGCGGCTGATAAACTTGGCGATTCTGTTGATGGGCTGGCAGAGCGTTATGCATCATTAGGTAAGGCTCAAAAAGCACAGGCTGAGCAAGGACTCAATGATCAGCTTTTTGTTGCTCAGCGCGAAGCAGCAAAGCTAAAAGATAGTTTAGACAAATTGAGCGATCCAAAAAGTCAATCTAATGTCGCAAAATATGGCATTGGTGGAATTACGCCTGCAATTATTAATGAGACAGCGGCAAAGCTTGAAACTGTAAATCAAAAAGTGGCAGGAATCCAAGAAAAGCTGGCTATTATTTCAAGCTCAAATTCATTTGAGAAGGTTACTGAAAGCGCAGAATCATTTGCAAAAACATTAAAATTCAAATCTGGCGCTGATATTACTGATGACATAATGAGGTATGCGGATGCCGCCTATGATGCTTTGATTGCAGATACAGCGCGCGCAAAAACAATTAAGGATATGAATGCTCAAATTGCTAGAGAGTCGTATCTTCTTGGAAATACCAGTAAAGAAATAGAGCTTCAATATGACATTAAAAACAAATTAATTGATATAACCGAGCAGGAAGCAAAAAATATTTTAGCTTCTGCAAGAGCGTTTGACGATTACAGTAAAGCCAATAAATCAGCTGCTGAGACGGCAGAACTGTTTAGTGGAATACTTAAGGATATCAATGGCAATATTGATGATTTAAATAAATTAAACATTGATAGAATTAGTGATGATCTTTCAGGATCTGTAGGAAAAGTTAGCGCATATTTCGATGATATTGATGAGGCCGCTAAAAAATCTGCCGAATCAATAAAAGACAGCATTACTGACTCCTTATTGCGCGGCTTCGAAGACGGAAAAGGCTTAGTAGAAAACTTCCGCGATACCGTTGACAATATTTTCAAAACATTGGTATTGCGCCCATCTGTCGAGCTTATTACTGATCAGCTAAGCAAGCAAATAAGCTCTGTGCTTGGTAGCGTTGGGACAAAAGGATCTGATGGCAAAGCTATGGGCGCGAGTGGATTACTTGGAAGCCTTGGGCCATATGCCGCTATTGGCATTGCTGTGGGCGGGTCGCTGATTTCTTCGTGGAATGATAAGCAGGATGCTAAGTTTGAGAAGCTAACTGCCGCTTATCGCCAGGGTATTCAGTCAACCGGCACAGTGCTGGGCGATGCCAATAAAAAATCTGAGTCAATCGCAAACGCAATCGCAGGCCTTAATGACACTGCATCGTCTACGCTAGATGTTAACTACGGCATGTATCGTGCGCTTCTTGCTATTCAGGACGGCATTGCAGGAGCCGCAGCAGGCTTTGCGCGCACCGTTGATACGTCTGGACTGACTTCCGGAATTAAGACGGGCACAAGCACTGGCGCTGGCATCGATGCTCTGTTGTCTACTACAGGGCTATCCATTGCTGGTAAATTGCTAGGCGGTGATGCTGGCGGGTTTATCGATAGTATTCTTGGTGGAATAAGTAAGGCTATTTACAACAAAAAAACCAGCATCATAAATTCCGGCATTAAAATTATCGGGACAAATCTTGCTGACATTCTGGAGACGGGAACACTAGAGGCGTTTTCTTTTGCTGATGTAAAAACCAAAAAAAGCTTTTTAGGTATTACTACGAGCTCAAAAGTTAAGGAGCAAACCGAGGCGCTTGATGAAATATTCAAGGCACAATTTGCAAGCGTTTTTGTAAGCGCAGGAACGGCGCTTGAAGAGGCGAGCAAGGTCTTTGGTGTGGCATTTGATCCTGCAAAATTCTTGGTTGATGCGACAAAACTTAGCCTTAAAGATTTGGAAGGGGACGAGCTTACCGCCGAGATTGAAAGCTTCTTTAGTTCAACGCTAGACACATGGGCAGGATTCCTTGTAAGCGGTACCGATACCCTTTTGCAATTCCAAAAAGTGGGCGAGGGCGCGTTTGAAACAGTTATCAGGTTAGCATCTGAGACAAACACCTTCTCGCAATATGCAAGCCTGCTTAGCTTTAACTTTAAAGCGGTTGGGCTATCTGCAGTTGGAATCACGCAAAATATTGCCGATTTGTCTGGCGGTTTTGATCAGTTAAGCACATCTCTTGGCGCCTATTATCAGAATTTCTTTACCGATTCTGAGCGCACAGCTGCTGGACTTGCACAAATTGGCGACAAGCTAAAAACTATCGGTGTTGATGCTGTGCCAACGTCTCGCGAGGCATTCCGCGCATTAATCGAAGCGATAGATTTATCGACCGCAGCGGGGCAAGAACAATTCGCGCTAATGATTAGCTTGTCAGGTGCGTTCGCCCAGCTTGTTCCAGCCACCAAGTCTGTGACCGATGCTACAGAGGCAGCAACCAAGGCCGCGCAAGAATACAGCCAAATGCTAAAAGACAATGCGAGCTCAGCGTTTGAAGGTTTGCGCGCGTCAATCAATGCAGAAAAATCGCTGATTGCTGGCGTGGTTAGTTCGGCATATAGCGCTAAGTCCGCTGTAGATTCTGCCATTGGTGCTGAAAAAGACAGATTAAAAGCTTCTCTTGATGTTCGACTTGCGGCAATAAAAGCCCAAGCTGATGCAGAAAAAGAGGCACAAGATGCAATCGCTAAGGCTCGCGTTGAATCGATTAAAGAGCAGCAGTCAGCAGTAAACGAAAGCATTCGATCAATGGAATCACTATCCAATGATTTGAACAGCACCATTTATGACATGGCCATTGGTAGCGATAAGTTAACGCTTGCCCGCCGCCGTGCTGCTGAGTTTGAGATTGATACTGCATTGGCCAACGCTAGGGCTGGTCGCGGGTTACCGCTTGCTGGGCAGCTTACTGGCTCGCTTGGCATTGTTAAGCAAAACGATCCGGCGCTTTATCGCAATGCTGCAGAGATGGCTTTTGCTACTGCTGTCACTCAAAACAAGCTTGCAGAGCTTGCAAAAATTACCGGCGAGTCGATCAGTGACAGCCAGCGCCAGCTTGATATTTTAAGCGCTCAGCTTGTTAGCGCAGAATCCTACTCTGGGGCGTCTCTCGAAAAATACGATGAGATGATTAAAGCCGCCAATGATCAGTACGCGCTTGATGTTGCGGCACTTGATGCAACTGCCAAAACAGCCCAAGAACAGTATGACGCGCTAACCGGCATAGATACCTCGGTGCTAACGCTTAACGAGTCGCTTTCTCGCTACGCTGAAATAATTGCAAATGCATCATTCTCTAACGCAAAAGAGCAAACAGATAGGCTTGATGCGCAACTATTAAAGGCAGAAAATCAGCTAAATGCGTTACTGGGAATCGATAACAGTGTATTATCGCTGAAAGATTCGGTTGACAAGTTTATAGCGTCTTTGGTTGATTTGAATGAAGATATAAACAAAGACAATATAGCAGCACTAGAAGCAATTGCAGGGCAAATACAGGGGCTTCGTGACGAGCAGCGTGTTCAGTCCTTGAAACAGCTTTCAGCAATGGAAACAACCGCCATGAACACATCTAGCATAGCTTATGATACGGTGCCAGCTTAATGTATGTAACGATACCTAGACCTATTACAGATGCGATGATTACGGATACCAATGCGCCGGATTCATCGACGTCTGATTATCCTGGTATTGTTACGTGGACCGCCACATCGTTTGCCTTAGAAGATTATGTGATTTACACCCCAGACAATTCGGTCTACCGCGCAAATGCAGCTGTAATTTCTACCGATGTTCCTGGCGTATCCGCCAAATGGACTTACATCGACAAAAACAACCCCTACAGATTAGTGAACGGCATTATCAGCTCGCCAACTGTTGCGGAAGATGGTTTTTTTACTGAGGTTACTGTTGGCGGTATTGTTGGCACCGCTGCTGCTTTCGCGGTTACTGGTGTGAGCGTAGTCAATATCACGGTTGATTCTGTAGCCGAAGGCGGCGAGGTTTATAATCGCGATATTCAGATGCAGGACAATACCGAAGTCACTGACGAATGGCTTTATTTTATGGCGCCAATTAGCTACCGATCATCATTTGTTGTTTACGACTTGCCGCCCGCGCTCGATGCTGTAGTGACTTTTGATTTTCAGTCAACGAGCACCGCAAGTGTTGGCGAACTGGTTCTAGGAAATCGCCGCACGCTGGGCACCGCGATTGATGGAAGCGGATTTGATAATGCCGACCTTTCGCGCGTTAATTATGATGCGTTTGGTAACATTTCAGGCAAAGAGCTTCGCCCAAATATCAATCTAGTGAATTACAATGTTAAAGTTGACTCTAACAGAATTGGATTTTTGCGGAACACGTTAGAGAGCATTGGAAAAACCAAGGAATGCGTATGGTCAGGGTCAACCGATTCGTTTGATGACCTGCTTTCATACGGCTTCTATGAGTCTTTTTCAAATATTATTTATAGCGGTACTTCTGACGTGTCAATCAAAGTTAAAACCATAGCATAGAGGTTTAAATGCCAGCACCTACGCCACCCACACCGATTGCCAGCGTACCGGCAACGCCAGACAGAACAGAAGGCCAAGACATATTTGTTGGCAAGATGTTTACGTTTCTGGATTATTTCGCGCCGTTTAAAGCCTATTTGCAGGATGTTGTGACCTATGCCGGCAGCGCTATTACGTGGATTGCCAGCCTTGTTGTGTCTGCCGAAAACAGCGCAACCGCAGCAGCATTAAGTGCTGATGCGGCTGCAAACTTGTCAGATTTTAAGGGTTTGTGGTCAGGATTAACCGGTGCACTAAATAAACCGGCAACAGTATTACATAATGGCGCGTATTGGTCTCTGCTAAATAATCTTGCAAACGTAGCATCTAGCGAGCCCGGGGTTTCAAATACCGATTGGGCTTTTGCAAATGGCACTCGATGGCTTACCCCATACACTGCAAGCGCAACCCTAATACCAAATTCTCAAAGCACAATCATAGCGACTTCTGCCGCGGCTGATATGTCATTACCAACACTCGCAACAAATGATTTTATTGTGCTTAGCAATAGCCCAGCCAGCACTCAAGCGGTTAGGCTTATGAATTCTGCATATACCATTCGCGGTGATGCAGGGTCGATCTCAAGCGGAACAAACATAACTTTGCGCGCTGGTGAAGTTGTTCATTTAAAGGCGGTTAGCGCCTCAATTTTGGAGGTGGTTTAAATGGCAGACGTACCGTTAACGCAGGTTAAGAGAGGTTCTGGTGCAACAAAGGCTTTATATAACGCATGCAGCACTGCTGGTTATACAGCAATTACAAACTTGGGCGAAAATGCAACTGCTAGAAATTCTGTTTCTGGCGCATTAACAGCAAATACACTCGTTGACCTTATAAACGAAACTGGGAGCGCTGGTTATTTAAGCCAGCTTTCTATTTTCACAAATGACACCACAAGCCGAACATTGAGAATAGTCGTTACTGTGGACGGTGGTAGCATTTATGACTTCACTAGCGCGGCGATAACCACAATAAATAGCGGTGCAGTATTGGCCGGAAACCATTCGTCTGGGAATAACTCTTCGCTTCCGCCGATTGTCTACACAAGCGCAATTCGTGTTCAGTATGCTAGCAATCAAAACGAAACTGGCAAATTCACAACTTCTTTGGCTAGAACGCAGGCAGCTTAATCATGGCATACATTGACACACCAAATGGCACTATTTGGGATAATCCGATCCCGTCGCCTACACACAAAACCAGCGGCATAGACAAATCCGAATGGCGATCACTATTCACACCAAATGAATCTAAACGCTTTCGCTATTTAGCAAAAAATATTGATGGTGATTTATCTGAGCTGCCAAATGCTGAAATGCTGATAGAAGAGTGCGGGCTTCCTGGTATTGAAGATTGGACTTGGCTTGAAGTTCTGCAAATTTCTATTGATGAGTGGGCTGATGCGCGCGCGGTCAATGTTGCCGATAACCGCGTGCTGGTATCAACTACCGCGCTTGGTGTTGTGGGTGTTCTTGACGACATGAGCCGTATTCCTGTGTTGCTGCAAGGAGTCCCCCTATGAACCGTCTGAAATCCCTATACGAATTATTGCCTGTAAAAGTTCGCTTATTTTTAGGTATGCTATTGGCTGCGAATACGGCTGCTTTGGCGATTTATCTGTGCGGCTATTTGGCAGATACGAATCTCACCTATAGCGAATCAATGGCGCTATTTCTTGGCTATCGTGTGTGCGCGTTTATGGCCAATAAACAAATGCCTTTAACCGATGAAAACGTTGAATTTATGAGTTCGGAGCGTATATTGTGGAACGCCGCAACAGCTGCCGTTTTGCTAGCGACGATTGCGATAAAATACTGCATAGCGCAGATATTTTGACGCACACGCTAGATGAGGTTGGTAGGCCATTGCCGCTTATCACCGCTATGATACATGTATTTAAAAGCGCGGCGCGCGGTGATACGCTGGACACATTCAAACCATTGCTAAGGGTTGGCAATTATGCAGGAATCGACAGACGAGAGAAGAGCCGCCGAGCACTGCATGAATGAGCAGCGTGAGTTTTTTTCTGATGTGTCAAAGGCTATACGGGCAGCGGCTTTGATTGGCGAGGTTGATACCAGATTGTCATCAGAAATCAGAGAAATACGCAACAGCCATGAAGAATTTCAAAAGACACTAAAGCCTGTCTTGGACGCCTATAAAAAAGGCCTCACTCTTAAATCAAAGCTTGGAACTATTGCGATTTGTTATGTTGCTGCGATGACATTTTTCCCGCAGTTTTCGCCATCATCCGTACTATCAGTTATTAAGTTGCTGCTATGAACGATTTCCAAAACGCACTATTCAATGCTTTCGGTGGTAGAAAATATTTCTATTGTTCGTTTTGGTGTGTGGTGACAACGTTATTATTAATGACAAGGCATATTCAAAGTGGTGAATGGGTTCTGGTTATTATGTGGCTTTTTTCTAATGTTTTGTTCTTCGACAACAAAGAATCAGTAGCAAAAATAAACGCAGTAACGCCAGCGATTCAGGAAAACATAAATGAGCTTAAGTAAAGAAATTATATCCATAATTGACTCGCTCCATACAGGCATTGATAAAAAAGCGCTAAAGGCGATTATCGAAGTCGAGACCGGCGGGAAGGGCTTTGCGGATAACGGAAAACTGCTTATCCAATTCGAACCTAAATGGTTTAAGCGAATGGCTCCATACGCCCCAAGCGGTGCGTGGTCTGTTAATAAAATAGAAGTACAGTCGAAAGAGTGGATTGCGTTTAATAATGCGTTTGCGATTGACTCGAATGGTGCAATGAATTCCACGTCAATTGGATTACCTCAAATCATGGGCTTCCACTGGGCTACGCTTGGTTATAGTTCTGTAGGTGCAATGTGGGACGACTTCAAAACGGGTCTGCCAGCACAAATAAATGCATTCGTTAAATTTATCGAGAGCGATGGGCGACTTGCAAGAGCAGTAAGCCAAAAGGATTGGCACATGGTCGCGTACATTTACAATGGCTCAGGGTATGCAGCACAGGCTCATAGGCTTGGCATTGTACCGTACAACGAACAGCTCAAAGCAGCTTATGAGGCGTTGGCATGATTAACCTAAAGCTGTACATTTACGCGGCCTTATTCGTTGCCGCAATAGCTTTCTTTATGCGCTATGACTACGTGGCCGAGCAAAACCAGCAGCTAAAACAAGACAAAATCGCACAGGCTGGCGAAATCGAAGCAAAAGATAAGCTAATCAAAAAGGAGCGATCGCTTGCTGATGATGCTGCGAACCGCGAACAAAGAACCGCTGATGACTTAAAGGTAAAAGATGATGAGCTTAAAAAATTGCGTGATTGTTTTGATGCTGGCAAGTGTGTTTTGCGGATGCGGAACAGTCCAACAGAAAACAATTCAAAGCTGCCCAATACCGCCGGCAGCGGATCAGAAGCTGCTGGAGCCAATGCCGAATATACGCGAACCCTTGAACAAAATTATTTACGTCTCACCGAAGTAATAGGCTTGGTAGAGGTTAATTACGCGGCATTACAACGCGAACTGATCGCAAGATCCGCAAAAGATTATTGTGATCCATCAAAACTACCTTTGCAGGATGACCGCAAATGAAAATATTTATTTTACCTCTCATGCTATTTGCATCCGTTGTTTTTGCTGCTGATTACGGCGGTGCTGATAAATATCCCGTACAGACTAAAACCGGTGGCAGCTACATTGTGAGTGCCGGTGGTGTTGCGGTTTCGCCGACTTACGACCTCCAAGCGCGGGCTGAGTCTGCTGCCAGTGCGTTATCTTTGAAGTGCGGTTGCGTGGTTACTGTTACTCAGCCAATTTTGACGTACAACACGGAATGGCGAAAAAGCGCTACATCTTCAAGCAGCTCTAAAGCGTCAAGTGGCGCGGCGTCTAGTTCATCTAGCTCGCGGGTTGCGACCTCTGGATACATTGAGTGGGAACGTCCAACAAAGCGAGAGGATGGCAGCAGCTTAGATAAAGTTATCGCCTACCATATTATTTTTGAAGATAAATCTTTTTCAGTGCTTGGCGATAAAACAAAATTAGCACTAAACAAGCCTAGCGGAACAGCGTTAATCGCGGCTCAAGATTCAACGGGCGTTATGAGTAATTACGCTACGATAAATATTAAGGCGGTATTTTAATATGGGCGTGGCTTATGCAAGCTTTGCTGCGGGGGACGTAAACGACCCAACCAAATGGACGCCTAATGGTATTCCGGTTGCGGGCGATACGGTAGTTGTTAGTCATATGATGACAATACCTGCTAATGTAACATTCAACCCTACAATCACACTCACAGGCGGGTCATTTAGCAATCGCGCAGGATTTCATCATCGCGGAGTATTACAGCTAACAGCAGATGCAACGGTAAATCAGTGGAATGAAGTCATAGGATATCCTGGAGCAGTTTTCGATGGATTATCAAATTATCGCTGGATACAAACCGCCACATCTTCAACTAATGTGCCAAACAAATTCACAGCGCACGGTACGTTAGGAAATCAATATGTATTTACCCGCTCTGACTATGTTAGTGGTGAGCCTTTACCTTTAATTTGTTCTAGCGCGAGCAATGGCTACTCAACTGGATTAATAGATTTAAAGCATGTTGTTATTAAAAACATGGCCAGTATAAAAATGGGCGGAGGTAGTGCAACTGGAAATCATATGAGGTATGAAAATATATCTTTTAATGATGCTGGATTATTCGGTAGTACCGCTTTCGCGGGACTGAATAATGATTTCGTTTGGAAAAATAACGATTACCGTCATTCCCATGTTGCTGACGTTTCTGGCTCGTTTTTGATTTATGTTGGCTGCGAATCTGGCGCTGGTACACCAGTAGGACTGCGCGAATACGACAATTTTACCGCAACACACAACGACCCAACATCATCAAAATTAATACGATTCTTTAAGCCTGACTATCTATCTAGTTACCCAAACACCGTGATTGACTCTGTTGCAGTGGATCGAGTTAAAAATTTAGCGATAACACACACAACAAGCAATCTTGCATTTCGACAAAGTGAAAAGACAGAAGGTTGTTTTTTCTTTGCTGACACAGTTGCAAGCTCTGTATTTATTATGGATGTTAGCCACAATTCAGCAAAGGGCAACTTCCATCTTTTTGATAATGGGTCTGTAAAAACGATAGAAGATAACTTCATCGAGGGCATTATTCACCCATCCGGCGCAGAAAACGCAAGCGACTGGTATTTTTTGCCCGCTTCTGGCGATATAAGCGTTAAGCGGAATATTGTTTTAGATGACAAAGGAGGCGTTTTTGCAAACAGGCTTGGCGCAAGCTCAACGGCAAACGTTACTATTGAGCACAATACGTACCTATCCAAGAAGGCTAGCGCTAATTTCGCCAACCCCTACGGCCTGATTTTTAGAACTGAATCAAACGGGTATATGACAGGCTCTAGCGTTGTAACGATATTATCTAATATTGTTGGCGTAATAAACAATCTATCATCTGACGGTCAGGTTGCTGGCATCAATTTGTCAACTGTTGCAGGGCTTGGCGGCATCGTTCCAACCGATCAAATTGACGTGATGGATTACAACACCTACTGGAATTTGGTCACTGTATTTCCTACAAACCTTTATAGATTTGTTGTAACAACCGGAAAAACAATCGGTGATGCTGGATTTGGTGGAAGCGATGACGACCTAAATCCAACAATGACCGACTACCCTGTTGGGAACTCAATTATTCTAGCGTTTGCTGCAACCAAGGGGTTAACAACCACGTCTCAGGTTTTTGCAGAGCTGCTAAAATTAAACGGCTTTAATTCGGCAACCGGAAAGCAAGAATCTGGAATAACACCTGCCTTTACTACTGCGGATATTATCGACTTTGCAAAGTATTGCGTAACGCCTACAAACTCGCTTCTGGCAACGTCTGCGCACGATGGCACTAGTCGTGGGGCTGTTCAGTTTAGTGTTGCTCCACCGGCTTCTGGGGGCGGACTGACTGTAAGAGGGTTGACGGTTTCGGGGCCGACTGTTGGCGGGTTGACTGTGACAGGACTTTAAAATTATGACGCTATTGCAAAAAATATCCATAAGCTGTAAATTAAATTTCCTTTGAAAAAAGGATTCATGAATCTTTAACATTTAACGAGGTATTTATTATGGCTGGATCACATTTATATCGGCGATTTATTTCCGTATTATCAATTGCTATGTCCGCATTAAGTGCTGTTTGTGTCGATGCGTTTGCGCGAATGGTTTCAAAGTTCGAGCCCGCTGTAATGGCGAAGGTCGAGCAGATTTGCGCAATCGGTCGCTCAATGAAAACCGTATTTATTGCTAAAGCTATCGGCTCTGGCTCTGGTGAATCAACGGCTTGCCATGGCTTTGTGTCATTGCGACGGTCATTAGATACATCACGATTAGCTTAAAAAATACTATGTGGTAAATACAAAAAACCCGCCAATTACGGCGGGTTTTTTATGACCCCTAATAAGTCTTAGGATCACTCCCAAGCGCTATAGGAACATCCGTATCAAACACAACCATTTTTTCCATAGTGTGCTCGCCAATTTCGTAAAGCAAATGTTTGATAGCCATAAGCTCAACGCCATCTTTTGGCGACACGTGAAAAACGCCTGACTTATCAAACCACGTAGTAAAATAAACCCGCCCATGATGCTCTGGCATGATCTACTCCCTACACGTTTACGTTGTTTGGGTTTGCCGACTGCACCCCTGCAACCCCTGTTGAGCCTACAACTACTTGGCTGTTAGTGGCACGCGCAACCTGAGCCACGCCGCTACCCAAAAGTGCCAAGCTATGGCGAATCTCTTGAATTTGCAGCTGGTTGTTGTTTTGGATCTGAGTTACGGTGATTTCCTGTTTGTGCGCGTTATCATTATCGCGAATGATTTGACGCCCTTCACCTTCACGCAACTGAGAAACCGTTAGTTGTTGCTCAAGATCGCGGATGCGGTTTTGGTTGAGTACTTCCAGAATGTTGCGCTCAGAGTCCTTTATCGCTGACTGAAGCATGCAAGCCTGACGATCCACATTGGTGTCAACCGCAGCAATTCCAGCCATAAGGCGCTCGGTTTGATTTGCTGACTGCAAAAGTATTGCTGTTTGGCCATTTTGCAGTGAGTTGCCAGTTGCAGTAGTTGTTGCATTTATGCTTGCCTCTGCTCGCGCAGCACCTAATTGCAGCTCGGCCTGAGCGTCTTTAATCTCGCCCTTAAGATCGCCAATAGCCTTGCCATTTAAATCTGCCTGCGTAACACAATCGCGATCACAGTCATTGCGGCGATTGTTATTTCCAAGCGCGCCGGTTGCTGCAAGAATGGCGATTAGACCCAAGCCGCTATCGCCGCCACCAAGCCCAAAACCACCGCGACCACCTACAATATCGTTAATTTCCATAGCCATGATATAATTACCTCGAACTGAGCTGTTAATGGGATAAAACGTTCTTCGCAAAACGATAATAACCATTAACAGTTTGGTTTTTTAGAGAGGCAATGCAGATGTTACTCATGCACGTTACGAAAGATAATAAGTGTGCACATTGTGGCGGCGGAGTCATCAAATGCGCAGAGAAAACATGCCAAGAATTCTTTCATCCGAAGACAAAATGGCATAGGTTTTGTTTGGCTAGGTGCAAGATGAGAAATAGCAGACGAAAAAAAGCCAGCTCGATGACTGGCTAAGTTTGAGTTAATATGGTGCAAAGCACAAATATAGTGCAATTTCTGTGGAAAAGCGGCCTACCCAGTAAAGCTACAAACACAGCGAAAAACTTCAATAAAATCAATGATGCATGTCGCCTAAATGTCGTAGTTTTACGGCCTGACCAGTTGAATAAACTGTTACATTCACTAGGCTGTCATTCTTCCGGCACAAAAACCAATCCACATCGCGTTTACAGTTTCGTTCTCGTAGCCATCATCATCAAAGTTAAGCCCAATGCCATTTCCGAATTGCGCAAAATACCAAATTTCAAAATCTCTTTTATATTGTTCCGCAGTCATTTTTAATTAACCTCGCTATGTAAATGTAACCAGTCACAGCAACTGGACGGAATTAGAGTGTCGCACTCTTCCGGCCGTTAAAAGCCGCCGTTGTGCTCAACGTTATGACTATCAGTAGCTAAGCTTTATCCAGCGTTTAGAAAGCTGGCTAAACCAGTAATCACCCTTGCGGTATATCCGACATTCACGACCTTGAAAATATCGCTTGTCGTAAGTTTCGTAATCGTCTGGTATTGTGTGATTTTTGTCATCTTGGTTGTGCATTTCGCTATCTCACTAACGTTGTGTTGGTCATAACAAGGCGTTACACGCGCGATGCGGGTAGGCCTTAGTTCTTTATTACTTGTTAAACGGCACGCGTGAACATGGGCGTTAAATTCAGTCGAGGCTAGCCCTTACAAAGCTGCGAATTTCTTCACCGTCAGTTTTACCCATTGCGAAGTCGTAGGTAAGCTGCTCCAGTTTTGAGGCTAAATTTAATCGCGAGGCTATCCACTCAGCATCTTGCGGGCTGTACGCCCTACAAATGGCCGTATCAAGAGGATCGGGTCTAACCAAAAACCTCTCTAGCTCGTTAGCTTGCGCCTTTTGCGCATCAGTAAAATTGCTTTCGTGTGGCTGCTCTACAAATCGCCCTTGTGCCCATGTTTGAATTTGGTTGTTCAAAGTGTGTCTCCTAAATTTAACCAGTCACAGCAACGGGACGGGTTGTAAATATCAGTTTTAAATTACCAGTTAAAAGCCGCCGTTGTGCTCAACGTTACATTCACCACTCTTCAGGGTCATCAATTGGTTCGTCAAACTCCATTTCATAACCATCTACTAGCAGAGTGCATTCGTTTTTGCGTTCCCATTTTTCGGCGTGGAATGTAATCCATCCGTAATATTGGCCACCATTCTGCTCTATCATGGCTCTGTACTTTGTTTTCATTGCGAACCCTCCATCGGTAAATGTAACCAGTCACTCAAAGCGACTGTCTATAAATTTGCGTTTTTATCGCTGCTTAAATGCAGCGCTTTAGCTCAACGTTACATTCACTATTCCATCCACTTTAAGCAGCCGGGTGTTTCGCAGGTGCCGTGCGTGTGGCCGTTGTAGCTTGAAACTAAATACCGCAAATTACCTTTGCGCGTTGGGCATTCAATTACGCTGCGAACGTCCTCTTTCGGTTTACCGTGTTTTTTCTTGATCTCAGCTATCGCATTTAAAAAATTCAAATCAAAACCCATAAGTCACCTCCTAAATAAAATTGCTATGTAAATGTAACCAGTCATTACAGCCGACGCGGCTAGAATATCGCGCAGCTAGTTTGTAAAAAGGAGCGGCTGAACATGGGCGTTACATTCACTTAAACAAATAATACACCGATGCAGCAAAAACGCAACACTAAACACCTAGAATTACAGCTTTAAAATCAGTCCGCAAATATACGCCATAGCTTTTGTGTTTGTCGCCTAAGTCTAGCGCTATTTTATCATTGTTAGCGCGCTCAGATTGCACAAACTCAAGAATTGCATCATTCATTCGCGTATCGCCAGGCTTTTGTAGTGCGCAAGAGCAATGAAATTCACCCTGTATTATTTTCAACTCGCCACGATTAACAGCATCGAAAACAATATCTACAGTCAATAACCACGTGAATTCGCTTACCAAAATATCATGTGCGTGATCGCGCCAGATTCTACCTATCGTTAAGTTAAGGATAGGGTTTTTATGGGTTACTGCATCGCTGTAGATTAGTGATTCATCTTCGGCAATAAGCGGGTCTTTGTCAGTCCAATTAACTGTCAACCCTATGAATTTTTTGCGAACTTGGGCTATTGTTTTTGCACGGCTGGTTTTGTTTTTGGATTTTTTCATTTTAATGCGCCAGAGTCATAATCATCATATTCTTGCTTATTCCACTGCTCAATCTCATCCTTGCCGCAACCCCATACTGTAGCGCCACAGCTTTTGCACTGAATAAAATTGTAGTCGTCTATAACTGGAAATCCATCATCATCAAAATCAGTTGATTGGCTTTCTGGGTGCGCAATTAGATCATTATTGCCGCACTTGCATGGATTTATGCCTATGCTTTTAATGTATTCAATGTGGTGATCTCTAGATTTTTCACACACGATTATCATCCCCCGCAATCCCACACTCAGGACGCACCTTATAATCCTTCCACCAATCTCTAGGGCTAGAAAGCTTATCCTTTAGATGCCCGCTGTCATCCTTAAAAAACCACTTAGGCAAGCGCTTTGGATTTACTATTACGGCTGTCCATGTTTCAGGCAATACGCTTGCTATGCGGTGCCAGTCGTATGCGTCAAGTTGGTTCTGCGCGCCACAGGAAAGATTTAAAAATGTCATCCAAAACATTGGATTCTTGCTTTTTAAGCTTTCCAATATTTCCTCAAGGTATATTTGCAGCTTGCTCTTAGGATTCGGCAAAGTAACGCGATGATCTTTGCATCCATTACGATCAATAAACTCCTCTGTGTATCCACCGCATAGCATCACAGAAGAAAACTCAAACGGATGGCTATGCAAATGCCTGTCACCGTCAGCAGACAAAAATCTATGCAGCCATAGGTCTGAGCCATCGCGGAATGTTCCGGCGTAATATCTTTGCAAATAAGGTTTGCTGTCTATAACTCCATCGCGCAACTCTTCTTTACCTGTAGCAAACGGAACATGTGACCAAACTCTTATTTCATCAATATTAATCTGCTTCATCGGCATGTTAGCGGTTAGGCGTAGGAGTAGTTCGTTCATACTAATGCACCAACATTATGAATTATTTGCAACCCATGATTATTATGAAAACCCATAGAATCCCTTTTTTCTTTTATTGCTTTAGCGGCAATCTCTGGATCATCAAAAAGTCCAATATAATACTCAACTCCGCAAATTTTAACTCTAGCCCTCCATTTTTTTGCTATAGAATGCCAATTAACCCCACAATATCCACTAAAACTATTTTTTTGTGTTGATACATTTCTACAGTTTTCTAATCTGCTGACATGCCTTAGGTTTGATATAGAATTATCCTCTGAGTTACCATTTATATGGTCTAATTCTAATTCTGGCCACTCACCATAGAATATTGCCCACGCTATTCGGTGAGCATATAAATTAACACCATCTATGTTTAATTTTATATAAATCTTGTTTTTCTTGGATATTTTTACTCCTGCTGTTTTTCCTGAGAATCTTTTATTCCATGAGACAAAATGATGTATAAACTTAAAGTAAGATCTATCTCTTGCCTTCCATGTAAAAACTCCAGATACATGGTTGTAATCCAATATTTTCAGTAATCGCTCTATCGGTAGTGTGTTTTTTGATTTGGTGCTAACGTAATCGCCTGGTTTTAGTTGTAGTTTTTGCATAATAAATTCCTATCAGTTAAAGATTAAATCCCATGAAGCGATTCAACTAAATCACGCTTTAGTTTATCGATCATTGAAAGTGCGATGTTTGTGTCGCCTCCAGATACGGTATGCTGAATACCGACAAGCCTACTTAGCATTTCACCATAAAGACTATTAGCTAAATGCTTTTTTGCTGAATCGCGAGCAGTATCATATTGGGCTTGGTTTGCATCAAATTCGACAAATAGCGTTAAAGTAAGCCTATGCCTACGCTTAAAGCCATTGCCTATTGTTGGCTCATATGATTGGTTTTCTGTATGAGCGCACAATTTCGGAAAGTCTGGCGCTCGATATTGAGTATCAATGCACTGAACGTGTTCTAAATTTTTAATCATGTTTTGCCTGCCATTAATTAACCATCAAAACCCTACCATCAAACCTATCGCGAGCATGCTGTAATGCTTCGTCCTCGCTGCAAGGTTCTTCGATAATCATTGTACATTTGGTGCCGCATTTTAGAGTAACGTACCAGCAGCGTTTCAATATGCCGCCTCTGGCAACTTCAACCGGCTACGCTCATCATCCCGCGCTTTGATTGCTGCTGATTCGTCATCAAAGGTGCCAACGTGCATAGACTTAACCGTCACAACCCATTTACCGTTCGGCGTCTGGTGAATATTCATTCGACCACTTTTGGCGCGATTTTCTGGGCGCATTACTGGATTGGAGCGCGTTTTTCGCTTGGCTGCATTTTCGGCTTCGCTGATATGCTTTTTAATTGTCGCATTGATCGCGTTAGGCTTAGGCGTCTTCTGGAATCCCTCGCGCATTTCAGCCTGTTTTTTGCTTTCAATCGTTTTATTGAATTCGATAACATCTTTACCTAGTCCAGATGGAACTACGGTAATTTTTCCACCTTGCGCAAGAAAGGTTTTAACGGCATAGGATAGCTCTTCATTCTCAGCAGCCTTAACACCGCAAAAAGTTACGCCAGTATTGACTGGCATCTCATCCCGTAAACTCATGACGCGCTCCAAATTAAATATAGGCCGGTAGCAACAAACACGCCTGAAAACACGCTGGCAGTCAGTACAAGCTTGCTGGTGTTCTCGATAATAACAATCGCCGCCAGTATTAGCATCGAGCTGAAAAACAGGTTTGCTATTGTGTCGTAGTCGAGCGTGTAGCCGATATTCACACCAATAACCGCCAGAAAAAATGCTGTAATAATGATGAAGGCCATTATTAACGTAGTTAGTTCGGCTTCTTTGCGCTTTGCTTTGCGTTCGTTCATTTCCATCAGTGCTTGAGTAATTTCTTTATTCACGGCCAATCCCCTTTTCTGCTGCTTGTTTGACTTCGGTTAGTTTTTGTTTCATGGCGGTTAGTGCTGGGTTTATTTCGCCTTCGATTTTTATGTCGCTAAGGCGCTTTTGCGGAACAGTTACACATCTACAATTTATATGCCGTAGCCCAAGTAGACCGCTATATTTTTTTGATTTCCGCTCATAGTTCTTGTTGGCAAAATACGTTATAGCTCCACCAGCAACCAGCGTAACCAAACACCCACCAAAAAACCAAACCATCAGCGACCACTTTAACGCTAAACTTGAATCAATAAACATCTTAAGCAGAATCCCCCATGCGCCACACGACACAATCAGGACGGCGAGGATGATTAGAAATTGGTTGCGGGTTAGTAGCATTATGGCTCTCCAAATTGAGAAAGTATTTCATAAAAAATAACCGGATTAGATTTTTTGTTATTAACATGAAGCGCTTTTATTCCCGTAGGCTTAAAGCTGAATCCATCTCCTTCACCAATAACCCAAATAATTTTACCAGCCATTTCACTAAAGTCATTTACCCCAAGCTCTAAAAGTAGCCGGCGAATAACTTCGCATCCGTAAGCAGTACCTATACGCCGCTCGGTTTTCTTGTCATAAGTATCTAGAGCAATTCCGCCAACACTCTGACTCATACCATCTTCATAATTGACATTAATCCAAAAGTTTAAAATTCCGCGCTCTTGGATTTCCAGTCTTGCGCTTTCAATTTTTGCTAGTTGCATGATTAAGATTCCAATTTTGAGTAGTTAGCGTAATCTAATACGAAGCATTTTGTAACCTGCTGCGCAGTTGCACGAATCATGCGGCCATATTGCGGCACAGGCTTATACTTAGAAATAATACAGCCAGAATAAGTAATAACCGTAAAGCCATCGTGAATTTGTGACTCGTAACGCTTAAGCTCTGCACGAATGCGATTCATCTGCGAGAACACACGCGAGCGCCATTTTTTGTCCAGCTTGTTTGCCAGTTTCATGGCGCGGATTCCGGCTGCGTGTGCTGCGCGTAGGTCTTGGATCAAGTGGCCGATTGCTATGTAGGTTTTTTTCATGGCTAGTTACTCGCAAAGCCAAGATAAAAGAAGCGCACAAACAGCCTCTTTTTCTTCGTGCTTAGGCTCATAAGATGACGCAAGAGCCTTAAAATATCTAAGGATCTTAGTCTTTACCGCATCATCAATGCCAGCTTTAGCACTGATCTTTCCGCCACTAAAAAATAAGTCAGAAAACATTTTATTAAACTTTGTTTTTCCGTTATAAAAACCATTTTCGCGCGCAATAGCCAAAAGCTTTGGGTTTGTTCTTTGTGTAGAAAAAGCAATTTCAACATCGCTTTTTATATCTGGAATCAATTCTAATTGCATTTTGTTTCTCCTTCGTAGGTTACGTTTGTTGTTTCAGTGAGCCCATACTATATCGGCAGCATTTTAAACGCAACACTTTTGCAGCAAATATTTCACTTTATTTTAAAAGTAATTTCTCCCACTCCAAAAGCGCCTCCCATGCAGCGGCGCAACCTAGGGCTATACAGGTGAATGCGCCCAAGTCACGCGCAGAACGAAGATATGTCAATTGGTCGGCAGATATTGAGGACAACGTATGGTCAACCCGCTTTACTTCGCACACAAACGATAAGCCAGCAGGAATCAATATGTCACTAGCGCCAGTGTTAAGTGAGCCTTGTTCGCTATCCTGTGACGACTGCTTGCCGTTGCGCTTACCCTCGTTCTTTGGATGTACTGCAACCGCATAGTATTGTGGCCGCCTTTCCTTTAGCAGCCCAAACCATTCTTTTTGCTCAACCCATTCTTTACGGCATTTAGCATCACGGTGATTTATGTCGCCGTAGATTTTTAGGTCGGGGGGGGGTTTCAAATTGGCTCCGGCATCTGGTAAATATTGCCAGCAACGACATAGTGATAAAGCCCGCTATTGATAATCTCAGAGAAACTATTTGAGTCACTAACAAAGCCTTTTAAATCAAATGCCGGATAGCCATCATCGGCGCAATAAACCACTTCATAATCCGCTGTCTCATGATAATCATCATTTGAAACGCGCAATATGTCGCCTTCGAAAATAGGGTTTCCTAGGTTGTCTTTTAATCCGGTGTATTGCATTAATGGACTCGCACTATCTGGATGCTCGC